TAGCAGCAGTTCCTGCGCTTTGGGTGTGTCGAAGGGGAGGACGGTTTCGACGATCCAAGCGAACACACCGGGGGAGTAGATCAGGCTGGTGCTGTGGACGTTGAGTTGCATGATGGGCTCCAAGGGGCCGAAGCCCCGGTCGGGTTAGCGTTCTACAATGATGCGCAGTTGGGAGAGATCGATCTGTTCTGCCCAGTCAATGTCGTTGATTGCCTCGCGGACGGAGGTGTCGATGTCTGCGTGGTCCGTGAGGTCGATGCTGTTCAGGGCGTTTGCAACTCGGTCGTTCCAGTCAATCTCGTCGATTGCCTCGTCGATCAGGTGGGACACTTGATCCGCCGTGATGGCGTCAGCGGCGTGTGCTTCGAGGGCGGTCAGGCGCGCCCAGACGGTGGTTTCGTTGGTGTAGCCGGTGCGCTCCTCGAGTGCGTTGACACGGTCGGTCAGGTTCGGTCCCGTGTGTGCTGCCCAAGTCTCAAGGGCGCGTAGGCGCTCCTCAAGGGGTTTGATGGCCTCGGCGACAGCGTTGGTCAGGGCGGCGGTGATGATTGCGTTCAGGTCGATCATGGTGTGCTCCTAGAAGGGCCCCGAAGGGCCCGGTTGGGTTCAGGCTTTGTCAGATTCTGCGGCTTCGCGGCGCACCTTTGCGGCTTGATACATTTCGTATCCGACGGTCTTGTCGTAGAGGGTGCGGTCATTCAGGCGGATCGATGCGTACTCGTCTTGTGCGTAGTAGACAGACGTGGGCTCGCCGTCCGCGCGGTGTTCTCCAAGATACTGGGACTCGACCTTTTTCATTTGCGCCAGCAGCGCGACGATCTTGGCAACGTCAGCGCGGGTGGTGTCCGCAGGGAGGGCGAACTCAAGGTAGTCGATAGTGACGGTCAAGACTTTCTTCATGATGTGCTCCTGTGTGATAGGTTGTGGGTGCTGCTGGGTACCGCGAGAAAGAGTGTCTCTGTAAACGTTTACACCTGTCAAGGGGCGGAGCGATGATATTTTTCAATCGGGGAGGGAGCGTGATAGGATCGGCCTATTATGTACTCCACCCGGTTCAGCCCGAAGGGCATCAGACATGAACAGAAGACAGATCAAAGAAGCACTAGACACAATCCCGGATCAGGCACTACTAGGCAACGCATCTAGTACGCTCACCCATAAACAAAAACGGTTCGCACGGGAAGTAGCGAAGGGCGCAACCAAGGCCGAGGCGTACCGACGAAGCTACAAGGCCAAGCCTGCCCCGTCCACCATCCGCACAGAACCGTACAACGTGGCATCCAACCCGAGCGTGGCTCGTGAGATCGAAGCGTACAAACTGGCAATGGAGGCGGCGGAGTATCGAACCCCTGTTCATTTGCGTGCTCTGATCGTGTCAACGTTGACACAGACCATCCTCGATCCCGAGGTTCCACCGTCTGTCAGGGTGCAGGCTGTGCGGGTGCTGGGTACGATCACGGAGGTGTCTGCGTTCACACACAGGACCGAGACGACGGTCATCAAGAGGTCTGACGATGCGAAGGCGCAGCTACTCCAGCAGCTGCAGGACATGATGCGCACGGTCGATGAGGGTGGAACCCTAGACGCCGAGGCCCTGCTGACGGAGCTGGCAGGACCCCACCGGGCCGGGGGCACCCCAGACGCGAGCGTGACGCACCGTGGCGAGACACATAGTAATCCCCACAATGAGTCTCCAAACAATCTTGAAATGGAAGACTTGAATGAAATCAAGGATATAGAAACCCCCCCGGTGTCAAATGGATAGAAAAAGGGGTGGGGGGGGTATAAAAATTAACAAGGGGATGGCGAGGGTATGGGATGAGGATGAGGTAAGGGGTAGGGAGATGAGTCCGGCGCAGAGGGATGTATTTTTGATAGTGGATGAGTATTGGAAGAGGTATGGGTGTAGTCCGACGTTGAGGGAGATAGCGTATTTGAGGGGGAAGATGGGGATGAGGAATACGCAGAGGTTGGTGGACAGGTTGGTGGAGTTAGGGGTTTTGAAGAAGGTGAGTAGGAGGGGGAGGACGATTAGGCCGGTGTATATCAACTTCAGGAATCTGGAGTGATGCGGTGCAACATTGAGAAAGTCTAAGCCCGGTTTTTTTGACACCTTTCAGAGTAGGTTGCGGTGCAACAAATTGAGCAATTGATAGAGAAGTTGGATCCTGCTGACTACGAGAAGTTGTTAGTGCAGGTGGATGAGTATCGTCGTGCGTTGGAGAGGGAGAAGAGTCAGAAGAGTTTTATGGAGTATGTGAAGAGTGTGTGGCCGGGGTTTGTGCATGGCAGGCATCATGTATTGATGGCAAAGAAGTTTGAGGAGATAGCGGCGGGGAAGGTAAAGAGGTTGATCATCAACATGGCGCCGAGGCACACGAAGAGTGAGTTTGCGAGTTATTTGTTGCCGAGTTGGTTTTTGGGGAAGTACCCGGAGAAGAAGGTAATTCAGACTTCTAACACGGCGGATTTGGCTGTGGGTTTTGGGAGGAAGGTAAGGAACTTGGTGGGGAGTGAGCAGTACGCGAGGATCTTTCCGGGGGTAGCGTTAAGACAGGACAGTAAAGCGGCTGGTAGGTGGGCGACGAATAGGGGTGGGGAGTACTTTGCTATAGGGGTAGGGGGTACGGTGACGGGGAAGGGTGCGGATTTGTTGATTATTGATGATCCGCATTCAGAGCAGGAGGCTAGGTTAGCGGCGCACAATCCGGACATTTTTGATTCTGTATATGAGTGGTACACGTCGGGTCCCCGTCAACGTTTACAGCCGGGTGCTGCGATTGTAGTGGTGATGACGAGGTGGGCGGAGAGGGATTTAACGGGCCGGATCATTAAGGATGCGCAGGCGCGGGACAAGTCAGACGAGTGGGAAGTGATTGAGTTACCGGCGATCATGCCGAGTGGGAATCCGTTGTGGCCTGAGTTTTGGAGTATTGAGGAGTTAGAGGCTTTACGGGAGGAGGTAGGTCCTGCGAAGTGGAATGCGCAGTATCAGCAGACGCCTACTGGGGAAGAGGGGGCGTTAGTAAAGAGGGAGTGGTGGAAGAGGTGGGATAAGGAGAGGCCTCCTCCTTGTGAGTTCATTATTCAGAGTTGGGATACGGCGTTCACGAAGAGTGAGAGGAGTGACTATTCGGCGTGTACGACGTGGGGGGTGTTTTATAAAGACGAGGTAGATCCGCACATTATTCTTTTGGATGCGATAGAGGAGAGGTTGGAGTTTCCGGAGTTGAAGAAGCGGGCGCAGGAGAAGTACAAGGAGTGGGAGCCTGATGCTTGTATTGTGGAGGCGAAAGCGGCGGGGAGTCCGTTGATTTTTGAATTGAGACGGATGGGGATTCCGGTGAGTGAGTACACGCCGGTTAGGGGGAACGACAAGTTTGTGAGGATCAACTCGGTGACGGATTTATTCCGGTCGGGTAAAGTGTGGGCGCCCGAGGGAAGGTGGGCGGACGAGGTAATTGAGCAGATGGCTGCTTTTCCTAATGCCCCGCATGATGATTTGGTGGACTCCACGACGCAGGCTTTGATTCGATTTCGATCTGGGGGGTTTGTAAGATTGGACTCAGACGAGCCTGATGAACAACTCTACTTCCGTAGGCGGAAGGCGTATTACTAGAGGTCAATATGGCAACGAACGTAGACAAAGCGATGGTTCCGTTGGACATGGAAGTGATGGAGCCGGCGTTAGAGATTGAGATTGAGAATCCTGATTCAGTGACGTTAGCTGACGGGAGTATGGAGATTACGATCATTCCAGACGGGCCAAACATTGATGACTTTGATGCAAATGTGGCTGAGTACTTGGATGAGGGAGAGCTGCAAACGATTGCAAGTGAGCTGGTTGAGTTGGTGGAGTCGGATTTAAACGCTCGGAAAGAGTGGGCGGATACGTACGTAAAGGGTTTAGATGTTCTAGGTTTCAAGTATGAAGACAGGACGGAACCTTGGGATGATGCGTGTGGGGTGTATTCGACGGTTTTGGCGGAAGCGGTGATCCGTTTCCAAGCGGAGACAATGAGCGAGACGTTCCCGGCTCAGGGTCCGGTGAAGACCAAGATCATTGGAGAGGTAAGTAAAGAAAAGGAAGAGTCCGCAAATAGGGTGAAGGCGGACATGAACTACCAGCTGACTGAACGGATGGTGGAGTATCGGTCAGAACATGAACGGATGTTGTACAGCCTTGGTTTGGCTGGGTCATCTTTTAAGAAGGTCTATTACGATCCTATTCTAAGACGGCAGGTGTCGATCTATATATCAGCCGAAGACGTGATTGTTCCTTACGGGGCGTCCCATATAGATACGGCAGAGCGCATTACACACATGATGCGCAAGACCAAGACGGAATTGAAGAAACTCCAAGCCGATGGGTTCTATCGCGACTTGGAACTTGGCGAACCGATTGAATACTTTTCTGACATTGAGAAGAAAAAAGCCGAAGAAGGTGGGTACACACTAACTTCCGATGATCGGTTTGCGTTGTATGAGGTGCATACCTATACAAACATTAACGGGGTAGATGACGAAGATGATTTACCTAAGCCTTATGTAATTACGATTGTCAAAGGAACCAATGAAGTTTTGTCTATTCGGAGGAACTGGGATCCTGATGATGACCGTCAGTTGAAGAGACAACATTTTGTTCATTACATCTACGTGCCCGGGTTTGGGTTTTACGGTCTGGGGTTGATTCACATTATTGGTGGGTATGCACGTGCAGGCACTTCTATCATTCGCCAACTCGTTGACGCTGGCACTCTTTCAAATCTTCCGGGAGGTCTTAAGTCTCGTGGATTGAGGATTAAGGGAGATGACACTCCGATTGCCCCGGGAGAGTTTAGAGACGTAGACGTACCAAGTGGGACTGTACGAGACAACATCATGACGCTGCCGTATAAGGAGCCGAGTCAGGTGTTGGCAGGGCTGTTGGAGAAGATCACTCAAGAAGGCCGGCGACTTGGGGCGATTAG